CCCATACACACGGACCCGCTTAAAGTCGACTTCCATATCGGTCCAATCATTCTCTCTCCCTTCATGGAGGCGCAAGCCCCACACTGAAAGGATTGTGAACAAGATAGACTGAACAGGAAACGTCAATGCGGAACCCATCGTTGAAAACTTTCTCAGAAGGCACATACGATCGTGCTTATCTGAAATTGTTTGTGTCAAAGACCTCGTACGGCATGCATGGAATGCATCTAAGAGGGGTGAACCCCCGAAAACGTATTCCACTAGCCTTGTAGAGATCCTGTCAGACGCTGACGACAAATCTATCGTCGCTTCGCGCCCATCGATGGAGGCCAGAAGCGCTCTCTCACGAGACGCTTCTTGCGATCTTAGGGTAATGGACCATCGTAAGACGGTATCCAAAATCCTCCCTTCAAGCCAGCCAGCTACACCCTGTTGGATGAACTGGTTAGCAATTGGCTCAGCGCAGATTAGCCGGGGTCCCTTTTGAGACTTTGGCACTGCAATGAGACGAGAAGGAATGTCCCTATCGGCAGGTAAGAACTCGGACTCTGCGAAGAGTCCAGATCCGAACCAGTCGTAAGGGAACATGAGATCCAGTTTTCGAGGCCAATTGGGAAAGCTATACTTGCTACCCTTTTGACCTTCGGCAACGGCACCGGGTCCATGTCTAGGCTTGAATTCCCACCAGTCTGGTTCTCCAATGGCTGAGACGACTCTGCGGCAGAGATGCCGCAGAGAAGACCAGTCACCAGGAGACACAGAATCGCTACGAGCAGAAACCATTTCGTAATCCCCAAAAGGAATTGCGATTTGGTCCTCGCTCGTTTTGAAGTCACCCCATAGAGGGTGACCGCGTCTGACACCCCAAACAGGGACATCGCTGTCCCAAGTGTCCGGGTGTGAGGGTGGAAGTTGTCGTTCAATGAGAAAGAACTCATCCAAAGTCTCCTTTACTGAAGACTCTGTTGGAGGCATGCGAAGCTTCTTCACAACCCCGTAAAGGGTGCGGAGAAACAACACTGCCTCGTGATCGACGTCAAGCTTCAACAAACCTAAATCGTCGAAAACCAGGTTCAAGAGACCCCCAAATAGTTTGGGCCTCCCTTGCTTGATCGGCATTCCTTGCGGAATCCCTTCGGGCAACTGATGACCCGCGTCAAGTGACTGATCTAGCCACTTACACGTGTCAGGGAGAACTATCGTAAGGAACGGTAGTCCTCTGTTTTCAACAGCTCTTCGGAGGTAGGACAAGTCCATATCCAAAGAGTCTTTTAGGCTAGGCCAACGTGTGGTAGCATCCGCTAGGATGCCGCCGTAGATGGCGAGCGCATAAGATGCGTAGTCCATTTAATTTCAGCTCCTTTTATAGAGGTTGAAAACTACGCCATCACTCCGTCAATCACTCGGCTCCAACAGGAGCCCTCTGATCACTAGGAACGATGACTAGTTGATGCCGGCAATCAAGTCGGCTTCGTTAGTCGAAGTACCCAACCACGCCGTAACAGCTGCCGCCAGATAACCACTTTCGAGTGGGTCTGAGGCGTAGCTCTCGCGGATCGTCGCAGTAAACGTATATCTGCGCTCGATAGTGGTAGGTGTTGCAAAGATGACTCGCTCAACAAAGACGTTGTGGCGATACATCACCTGCCCCGTCTTAGGGGTAGGATTGTCAACACTGTGACGAATCAGAAGTTCGATGGATTCCGTCGCTGATTTATACCAGTAACGAGACACCGCCGTTGTCCTGATTGTTTCGATTGAGAACTTTTGCAATCGAATTCAGAGTAAGAGTGATAGTAGAAGCGAACATGCGCTCATTCCTTTGCTGTTAACTACCGACCAAGCTTTATTTTGTTAAGCTTGACGATAGTCAAACTGCCAAGGATCGATAGCTTAAATGTGTCCACGAATGGAACACGCACTTCTAGACTAGGATCAGGAGAAGCATCTACCGACCTCGATTTGAGTTCATGGACATTAACGAGTCCAGGAAACCCAGAAGGATGTGCGGCTAAGGTGCGTTCAGACCTGGCATGCGTCATTATGTTCAAGCGCGATGGTTTGTAGTAGATCGAGTTATACCCGATTTCCAACAACTGGGAAATGTTAATAACCCAGTCCACCGCCCAAGACCACGGTAACGCCTTCCAGGCCGAGATAGGTATATGTCCTCTTTGTAAACCGAGGACATCTTTGAACGACTCCGTAAATGAAGTCGCTGAAGGACCTATCTCAGTTCCCTCCCGAATGGTCCACCGGATCGTCGACCACTGATCAAGGGACATGACGTCCACATAATCAGTTTCGATGTACACCCCAAAAGTAGAGTGTACGACAAACCGACCGCTAGCGGTCTGCTTGTTTGATCCAAGCGTTATGCGTCTCTTACTACCACCTGATCGTTGCACCTTTTTCAAGTACTTCTGTCGTTTATCGACATAAGTCCAAAAATTAAGGAGCTTCCATATGTCACTTATCAGCGGAGCCCAGCCAAATTGATAGGCTAGGTTAGCTGATGCAGCCCCCTTCGTAGGGGAAAGTGGACGATTATGTCCAAGCGGAAGCGGACTCTTTGGGCTCGCAAGCCCGTGGAGTATGTCTCCCGCATGCTTAAGCTGCATGACCATATCAGGTAGATCCTTCAGCTCAAAGATGGCTGTCGGAAGGTAGAGTTTGGGAGTCAAAGGACCACTACTAGCCAAGGATCTATTCTTGAGCTGGAAGTGTTCTTGATCCGGAGTGAGTAACCCCGGGTAAGAATCCCATCCAACGGGCATATCTCTTAAGTAAAAGATAGGCCCCTGAGTCGTAGTCAATGCTCCACTAGAGTGCCATTTCTCCATGGTCATAGGGCTATCAGGATAAGGTTTCTGATAGACCCCGTCGACCATGGTGCCCCGCTCGAGATTACTCTTCTCATTTCCAAGAAGGCTGAAGTTTACGCCGTCGAAAGACAGCCAAGCTCCGTTGCCCCACTGGTCTGGAGATAAGTAACTTCTTGTACGGGCCATGGTAGAGACACAATCTAG